CAGCTACAGTTCTTACACGAGACGCGGCATCCGGAAATAATGGATACTGAACACCTTCGCCGTCAAATGAGTATGACCTTGCTCCGAATACTTCAATCTCAGACGGAAGCCACAGCTTGTCTTCTGTTTGAACAATTCCAGATGATTGGCTTCCTGCGGAAGTCTTCTTTAAAGTTGTTGCAATGATATTCTGCCATTCCTGTGGGAAATTGGCAAGAACACTCGGAATTATTGTCTGCCGCATATAAGAACTCTTCCACCCACCAGCGTTGGTATTACCGGTATTAAACTGTTTGGCCACCGAAAGGCAATCTGCAGCAATCAGAGACATGGCGAGCTTGTTTCCTGATGGATCAACATCGTGATTGAAGTCTGCAATTTTAAATGCAAGTGTCGTTCCATCCTGCATGGTAACTACATGACGATCTCCAACGTTCCAGAAATCTCCGGCCTTTCCGCTATCACAAACAGCCTTGATCTGCGCGGCTGTTGCATCCGCAAATGCAATCTGTCCCATAGCCCATACATCGGTGATACCATACCGATCAATATTAGTTGTATTGCTTACTGTCTTTCCTGATATCTTAGCCGAAACTGTATAAGTACCCAGTTTAGGTAAAGCAACTAACGTTGTACCATCACTGCCAACAGTACCAGTGACAGTAGTTGTTCCAATCTTAAGGCTTACCGAAGTACCAGCAAGTCCTTTTACTCTGGCAACAATTTCATTCAGCCAATGCTTGTTATCGTGAGCCCAAATCCATTCTGAAAATGCCATCTATCTATCCTCCTATGACAGTGTCTCAACGATAGATCCGTCTGTGTTAAAGACAGTCGTATGCGTCATTAATAGTGTTGAACCGTCTGTATCTGTATATTTGTCTGTAATCGAACCGTCTGCATTAAAGACAGTCAATTTTTTGTTGCCAGCTGAATTTGTACAAGCAATCGACCCATCGGAATTAAATACAGTTGTTTGCGCAACAAAACCAAGAAACTGTTTTAGCGTCTTAGCATCTAAGCTGGAAAGCGAAGCGTTTGCATCATCAATTTCATTTTGAAGATGACCGGCTGCGTCTTCTGACAACTGATCCTTCATTGTTTGAAACCATGCACTAAATGCAGATTGCTGCAAATTCTTATATTCTTCAAATGCAGCAACCATATCATCGTAGGACTTGGACCCTTTTGTTTCCAAGTTCTTGATATAAAGAACATAAGCATCATATTGTGCATTGATGTCGGATTTTTTATTTGAAAAGTACGATTCAAATTGTGCAGTAAACTGTGAGAAATCAATTTTATCAACAGTACCAGCAACATATCCGCACAATGCAGTGTTTGTTCTTGTATCAGTAATATTCTCCTGGGTAATTTTTACTGCACCAACTCCAATATAGATCTGAGCTAAACAGATTTGATATATTCCGCTCTCTCTAACCATTGTTGGTGGAACAGGATTTGTGCTTTTCGCGCCAACTATATATTTGGCAAAAATATCTCTGTCCGAGTCGCTTCGTTCCAGGATAATTGCATCAATTCTAGGATATGTTGCATCTGCCGTATCGAGTGTAAACTCTTGTGCCTGTGCGAAGAATCTAACTTTGCCTTCAATATTCGTATATCCGGTTGCTACCGATACAGTCATATTGTCATTTGCAGTTACCTGAAGATCACCCTGGAAAACACCGGTGGTGAAGAATTTTCTAAGCCATGTTGAAAAACTATCTGCATCATAAATTCGGTCTCCTGATTCGGAGTTGTAGAAAAAAGCATGATTTAGTGTTTCTGCCATATCATTGATCACTCCAATCTATCGTTTCCGGCAGCGGATCTCCAAAAGTCGGAGAAACCGTCATATGACCGAATTCATATGTTTCCTGAAGTTCGGTTATTCTAAAATTCTCCTCATAATTCCACTGGTTCTTTCTGACCGTAACAATGTCGCCAAGATCATAATTCTGCATGTAGACGAAATTGACATCTGCTCCGGTTTCACATTCGAACGATTTAGAGAGAGAATTTGCTGACAGTGATTCCTCACCTCGCTGCTTAAGCTCTGATATATATTCATCATGCGTCACTTTATCGGATTGAACATCCTTCGCATCAACGAATACTTCCCTAAGATCTAATCCGGATGCTTCTCCGACAGTTACATATGTTCTGGCGTCTCCGTCTCCCTCTCCTCCGACATAAGCAACCGTCCTGTACGTCTGATCGTTGTACTTATATGTTGCCTGATGGAGATTATCGTAGGATTCGCTGAATATAACTCTGTTTTGGTTCTGCTGTGATTTAGTCCTGTCCACACCCTCATAGATCTCAAAAACAAGTTTTCTATCTTCAAAATTTGGAGAGAATCGGAAACCAAGGTTAGCGGATTTAGCAAGTTTCGATTCATAAGATAATAGGTTCTTATAGGTTGCCTGGAAGCTTACGGTCTGACTGAACCCATTCAGATTTCCAAGCTCTACCAGTGGTATTGATGTTACTCCAGATAGAAGTTGGCGCATCGCCAATTCCGTCTTCCCGTTAAAACTTACCGTAGCTTTAATCAATCTTCGATCCATGTACGAAGACAAGAATCTGCCCTTGGCAGTTATTTCATTTTTGATATGGTTGTCTTCCATCTGCAGGTCTTCTATCACACCTGCCTCTTTGCTTCCCCTTTTGCAGATTATGTTGCCTGGCTTAAGTTTAAGCAAGTTGTCATCGGTAATAGGAACATGAAGTTCAAACGTACCAGGTTCAAAATACTTCCTGTTCCATATCAGCGATGTTTGATTCTCAATTGGGCCAATATAATACATTTCGCTGTTATATAGTCTGATTTCCATTTTCAGCACCCTAAATAGCGATATCTGAATGATACCGTTACGGTCATATAGTCATCGCCGGAGGCGGCCTCATAGCCTAAACTGTTTGTTCCCCTCATGAGCTGAATAAATTCCGAATCCTCAGATAGATATTCGTTGATTTCCTCTTTAGTTCCATCGTGAGATAGATACACATGCTTGTTGTTTGTCCCGGTTGTAATAATGACCTTGTCGCCAGAAACGAGTGTCAAAGGCTTCGTTTCTGTTCCAATCTGAATCTTGTCACCTGTTTCCACTAGATATATCGCCGGGTTTGTTACAACACCGGAAGCTGATATTGTGACTGTAATGCCAATGTTGTCCGCTGCTGAATCGTTCTCAATGACCTTAATCTTATCAATTTGTCTGGTTCCCATCTCTTCACCAACGGATGTAAACTGATGTTGAAAAGTGAAATTTGCAGACCATCCAGCCATAGTGACTGTTGTATCGTGCAGATCAATAAAAAACGGATCCGGGCAAAGAAGACTGATTACAACGTGCCTGACATTCCCTTTTGTATCCGGATCCACCGTCTCAACTTGGTATTCAATCTGGCGTCTTTCATCTCCCTCTTCATACAAAAGTGTCCCATAACTCTTTGGCTTGAAACATTTGTACAAAAGCTGGCGAATAGACTGATGTTCATCTTTGCTACAAGCGGTAATTACGATATTCCTTTGTTTTGTTACAGACCCTTGATATGTAGAACCGTCAGTCATGGTATTTTCTGACGTTGTGACACTATTTTCTTCCTTGTAAATTCCATCAACATCTTCCAGGACAAGAGGCGCAAAATCTCTTTCTCTGAATGTGATAGCAACATTATCTTCATTTGTACATGTAATAATGCGTTCAATCATTCTTCCACCTCCTAAACTCCCTTCAGAGCCAATACTGTCTGCCGCGTCTGGTTGCGCACTTGACGGGCAGTTTCTGACGGAGACATTTCCTTCGGACTGTAGATCTGAATTGTTTGATTAAATCCAGACGAAGAACCGGCAGAATTGCCAATTCCGGAAGACGAATATGAGTATCCTGTTGCCACTCTGTCATAAACATTTGCTTCAACACCGGATGTGATGATTCCATTCATTGAGTCCATTGCCATCTGAACGGATCCTAAGTTCTTTGTTATTCCGTTTGCAATACCGGGAGGAATAAACCTGCCAATTTCTCGCTCCATTAGTTTAGATGGAGAAGCAATACCGAAGAAGTTCTTAACACTATCAACAAGTTTCCCACATGCTTTGATTGCGCTATCAACAAGACCTGTAACGGCATTAGAAATTCCGTTTGCGATTCCGCTGATAATATTGGCTCCTATGCTAAGCCAGTCATATTGACCGAATGCATCTGCAATGGAGGCAATAATAGTTGGAATATTCATTACGATCTGCGGAATTGCAGAAATCAGTCCTGACACAAGCTGACCGATGATCTCTATGCCAGTTTGCAGTATTTCCGGAAGATGCATAGCAATTGAAGCGACTAGGTTAGCTATTACGTTTGCAGCAGCTGCAATAATTGCTGGAAGGTTATCAATAATTCCCTGAATAAGGTTAAGAAGCATCTGAGCTCCTGTAGCCATTAATTGAGGAAGATTATTCAAGAAACTGTTAACCAGCGTCATAACAATGCTTCCAACTGTA